GTTATCCTTCATAACAATAAAGGAAAGTATGTCTGTATTAGATGTAGCTAATGGTGGCGAACCTCCAGCCCATTGGACACCATTAGTTACGTTAGATCCATCAACAGTACAAACATCACCGTATGTAGCAGCAGCGTTAGCATCAATAATTACAGTGACTGTAATAGACTGACCATTCTGTAATAGATTACCGTCAGGATCAGCAGTATTAAATGCCCATGTATTAATAGCAGTTGTTGGTGTTGTACCTAACAAAGTGTTAGCACCTGCAGTTGTAACATTTAATGTATTAGAAGTAATAGTAAATGCAGAAGCAAAACTACTGAATACTTTTTCAATAACTCTACCACCAAGAACAGCAGCACCATCAACTTCCAATGCTGGAGAACCACTAGGACCAACAAGAACACCAACAGATGTTAGAGAAGAGTTGACAACAGTTGTACCAAGAGTTGTAGTAGAAAGAGCTAACTGGTTATTAATTACAAATTTCTTACCAAAAGCAAGTTCAAAGTTATCAGTACATGTAAAATACTTATCAGTTCTATTATCATAAAGAATACTATGATCTGATGTACCCTTAACGATAACACCACCACCATCTGCAGCAGTATCAGAAGGACCAACAGCTTGGAAAGTTGCTGTTCCAGATCCAGTTACAGTGTTAGATAATACCGCAGTATTATTAGTAATACTATTAATTACAGTTCCAACAGGAACACTAATACCACCAGTAGTAGAGGTTATTTCCATTCCTGGAATTAAGTTTGATGTTGGAGTAATCGCTGCAATATTTGTAGTATTATCTACAGTAGTAGCAGTAAATGTTGTGTTAACAACAGCAGCAAGTTCAAGGTTTTTATCGTCAACCTGTATGACGTTTGAGTTAATTGATGTAACAGTTCCATTAATTGTTAGAGATCCTTGTATCAATGCATCTCCATCAACAGTTAAATCATTTCCTATTGTTACTTTAAATGTATTATCACCACGTATCCATGCCTCAGTACCAGATCCAATTATAAGTTGGTTGTCACCATCAGGAACGATTGGAGTATGAGTAGCATTAGTAGAGTTAGCATCAGCTGATGGACCAATAATAACATTACCACTACCAGTTACACCATAACCTGCATAGTATCCGATACAAACGTTCGCTTCTCCTGCAAGGTTGCTCTCCATTGCATTGTTACCGATGGCAATATTTTTATCCGCAGAAGTCGCTGATAGCAATGCATCTCGTCCAATAGCTATGTTATCACTACCAACACCAAGTTGGTTTAATGCCCTATTACCATATGCAGTATTGCCAGAACCATTATTAACTGTAAGCAATGCTTTGTATCCCATGGCAGTGTTTTGGGAACCAGAAGTAACGTTATCTAAACAAGAAACTCCTAGTCTAGTATTCGTTGCAACAGCACCAGCACCCCTACCAATACTCATTGGGTCTGTTTTAGTACCACGAATCCATATGTCTTTTTCTTCTGAGTTTAACTGACCATATACTTTGACATCACCATTAGTAACAGTACCAGCATTTTCTACACCAATCTCTAGATTCTCATTGACTTTAAGATCTTGATTGATAGTGGTTAAACCACTTGCTGCACCCATATTAATTGCAGTGGCAGCACCAAATGCTGTGATAGCAGTAGCAGAAGTATTGAACAACGTTAACCCAGTAGAGGTTGTTGTCAGTCCAGTAATAATATTTGGATTGTTTTGGAATACTAATCTATCTGTTCCTGTTGTATCACTAACTAAACCTCTCATCTGTGTAGAAGTTGTTGATGCAAACACAGCAAGAGTATCACTTGTAAATGCTGTGCTACCACCATTCCTAAAGTTTACTGATATAGATGCAGCATTATTATCAGAAGTAAATAATAAATCTCTTTTAACTTCTAATGTTTTTGCATCAGTCATTGTCAACACTGCTGATGCAGTTGTTGTAATCTCTAAACCATTAATAGAAGTTGCTGTTGCAGAACCAAGAACAGGAGTAGTTAAAGTAGGAGAAGTTAAAGTTTTATTTGTAAGAATCTGAGTGTCAATATCAGTTACAATATTTTTAGTAACTGATCCATCACTAAATCTCCACAACTGTCCAGCTTCATACCATTCTAATCTTTGATAATTAGTTATATTTCCTAGTGCATCTGATGTTCTATTGACCTGTACACCACCATCAGCAGCAACTAAACTAAGACCTTTTCTTAATTCAATAATATTATCTTCTACTATTAAAGTAGCAACCTCTAAAATTGTTTGCGTTCCTGTAACTAAGAGGTCACCACCAATAGTAACAGTTGTTCCATCATCCTGAATAATACTATTAGCAAGTTGTGTGTTACCACTATCCCACTTAACTAATGTATTACCTACTAAGTTTATATTATTTTTTAATGATACATCAGATGACGAGAATTGAATACCACCACTAGCAGTAATAGCAGCACCACTGTCAGTGTTAACAGAACTAATTTCAATAGTAGTTACACCAGCATTTGTACTTTGTGAAATACTTGTAGCACCTGTAGCAGTAAATTGAAAATCTCCAGAGTTTACAGCATTAGATCCACTAGCAAGTCTTGTAATTGTATCGTTGTCTGTGCTGTCAATATTAATTGTACTACCAGATTGTGAAACAGTAACGTTACCACTACTACCACCAACAAGAGTTAGATCTCCTGAAGTAAGTGATCCTGTAGTACCACCTTTAAGTCTAGTAATAGTATCTACAGAACTAATTGTAATTTCTGGATCTCCAGTACCAGCATTAGATCCTGAACTTACAGTGGTTGCTCCTGCATCAAGGAAAGTAAAACTTGTAACCGTTCCATCTGCAGGTGCATAAACTCCACCAGCACCAGCACGAATTTTTGTTTTTGTATCTGTGTCAGTTCCTGCAATATTAATAACTGAACCACTCATGGTTACAGCAGCAGAACCAGAAGATGTAAATGATAATGCTCCAGAAGTAGCACTTCCACCTGGTGCTATAAGACTAGTAACCGTGTCAGTATCTGGTACTTGTCCAGATATTGTTATAGTATCACCAGTTTTAGATATTTCTAATTGAAGAGCATTATTACCAGCAGTAACAGATTGTGGAGATCCTACTCCAATCTTTACATCATCTGTAATACCACCACCACTACCAGTTGAAGTTAACCTAATAATTTTTTCTAGGTTTGACGCAGCATCTTCTATAGAAACAGCATAAGTTGTATTGTTATCAGCTATAGTGAGTGTACCACCTAAGTCAACCGTTGTTCCGTTAACTGTAATTCCTGAATTAAGAAGAGCACCATTAGGAATATTAGAAAGACTATTGTTTGCACCGTCTATAGTACAAGACTCAAACACTTTATTTGTGACTGTTTGAGAAGTTGTTAAGTAAACATCACCAGGTGAATTCCAGAATACTGTACTGCCATCACTATACAAATATTTTCCAGCACCTAAGTCACCACCAATGGTAATTCCATTACCTGTTAGTTGCAGATTGTCACCTGATACCAGTTCTTCTATCTTCCTTGATACAGAGTTAACAATTAATGGATAACGATCAGCCATTCTTTCTTCCAGATGATACTAGTGCTCAGGTTTATTTATGCCTTATAATATAACGATATTACCTACCATGTTGGTATGGACCTGACATTGATAGTACAATGTTGTTCCCGATAGTCCTAATGTATATAAAGTAACGGTACCAGACCACGAACCATTACCTGTTTGTCCATAACCAGAACCAGAATATACTTGTAGTTGATTTCCTGTTCCTGTTCCAGGAACAGTCTTTATAAGAAATGGATGAGATGAACCTACATCAAGTTGGAAAGTTATTATATCACCACTATAAACAGTAAGAGTTGGATCTAATGAACCATTATGACTATTAATTCTATCAACACCAGTAAGAACATAACTACCAGTTACAGCAGTAACAGTAAAGTTATGAGTTTCTGGTGGTATACCATATACACATAAGTTATTAGGACGTGGGAACATCATTCCACTACTTCTTTCAGACTTCTGTTCAATAATATATCCAGATTCTGGTCTGGGATTGGTAGCTATAAGATACCTATTAGGACTATCCTTTTGACAAGTATTATCAGCAAAATCTCCACCATTAGTATTCCAATTCATATCACCAGTAACACAATGATCTTGAATATATCCTAAGACATCAGCATTATTAAATCTAACCTTACCTGTGGCAAGACATGCTGCTACACCTGCTACTTGAGGTGATGCCATGCTAGTTCCTTGTATAGGATAAAAGTAATTACCTGTTCCTTGTGTATACTTAGTATCATTCAAACCAGTATTATCATACGCAGAAAGAATATTATTTCCAGGAGCAAAGACATCTACTGCTGGTCCAAAATTACTATACGTTGCTCTTAAAAAATCTTGATGATTAGATAGTGCACCTACTTTAATAACATTCTTTGCGTTAACTGGAGAACTTCCCCTATTAAAAAATAGATTACTTAATGTAGTAAACTTAATAAAGTTATCCCAGTTTGGATCAGTATCTGGAACCATATGAAAATTATCATTACCTGCTGCTCCTATTATAACTACACCCTCTGCTATTGCATCCTCAACATCAGCTCTTACTGCTGCATAGTCTGCAGGTATATCCATTTTGTTTGCACCTATTCCAAAATCTGTTTCTAACCCTGCCATTGTCCATCCACTTGGATTAGGATTACCAGAGGTATAAGTTACACCACCATAAGTAATAGAAGATATCTCATTGATTGCAATTGGTGCAGCATGATTTAAAAGATTTTCAGATGTTAAATCATATCCATAACCCCAACTATGATTAGTAATAGTAGGATTCTTAAATCCTGTCTCAGGATTGTTTGGTTTATTCCTATGAAATGCTCTAAGATAATCATAGATTAATAAAGCTGGAACTGCAGTACCTGTATTAGAAACATTACCAAGAACCTGCATACTATAGATGTTTGCTTCTCTAGCCCATCCATAGTATTGTCCTGCTACTGTTCCACATACATGAGTACCATGTGATTCTGTATTAGTATCGTTCTTAAAATAATTTGCATATGGTGCAGATGGTAATGTCTGTCCATCATCATCAATAGTACCAACAAGTGTATTTAATTCTGTGTACCAATCATACTGTACATATCTTGTTGTATTTGTTGTAGGACTATACCATTCCTCATTGTCAGTTGACACTGGATCGTCACATATAACTACATCAACATGCTTACCATCATTAAAGACAGTAACAGAATCTATCACCTGTTCGTCTGTTGCACCCTGATTTATTAATCCATAAGTTCCCTTTCTTCTTTGTGCTGTATTTCCTGCACAATGTAAGTGACCCCACTGTCTATCATTAACTGATACAGTTGGTGAACCTTGTGTATCTCCTTTCCAAAAGTTACCAGGAACAGGATAACTATTATAATTTGCTGTCCTTCTAATCACCATACCCATTTCTTCAGGACGTAATTGAACATCCCAAACTCTAGAGTCTTTACGTAATTCTATTGCTTGTTCTTCTGTCATCCAGTAGTGTGTATTCCTACTACAAGGACGTTTCATATTTAAACGGAAACTTTTATCCGTCATCTCAGTATAAAAACTGTCTAGGTCTTCATGCTTATGAAGAGTGACAACGTATATCTTTTCCGTCATTTATTAAGCCTCTAATTGTACGTAAGTAAAGTCTATTTGAACATTACCAGTAGAACCATCATTAACAACCTTCGCATAACAAGTAGTACCTGATGGAGTGAATCCAATTACACCAGGAGTAAGCAATTGTGTTCCAGATGCAGTAAAGATAACTTCTGCAAGTACACCAGAACCTGGAGCAGGAGATGTATTTCTATTTCTACTAGCATCAGCAGTTCTACTAGCAGTATCAGTATAAAGAACTACCCATGCAGCAGAGTTTGAAGCAATGCTTAACAAGGCAAATGTTTTTGCCAAGTTTAAACTTAAGTTAGAAGCAGCACCACTAGTTATTGTTGCAGATACTGGTTGTGTTTGCCTTATTTGTAATCCAGCTGGAGTTGACCATGTGACACCACCTGATCCATCACTGGTCAATACGTCATTAGCAGTTCCATTAGTATTAGGGTATGTAAGACCACCAGCAGTCAACGCTCCCGTAATAGTTACACCTGTATTACTGGTTTCTAATTTAGTGTTTTCTGCATACTGCAATCTTACACTACCTGTCTTTGGTGATAATGCAATAAAAGAAAAGTCTTGAAAAGTTAATGGGTGTGAACCTGCAGCATCACCTGTAAAATAATTTCCACTTGCAGAACTACTCCAATGAAAAGATGCATGTAATGTATTACTATTGTAAAGATAAAATCCTTGATTAAGGTTACCAATCTGACATCTAAAACTACCACCATCAGTAGTAAGTGTTGTAGTTGTTGAGTTACCTCTACCAGTTACTGTTGCTAGTGTATCTGCCTCTGCTGTAAGATAAGATGATAAATCGGGAGGAGTATATGCAAATACGCCAGTGTTTTGATCATAAGTTAATGCTGCACTACCAGCAGCACTTTGAGTAACACTAAACAAAGTTCTATCAGTAGCACTTGCACCAGCACCTGCTGCTGTCCATGATTCACCATTCCAAGCATATGTTATACCAGCTACAGTATAAGTATATGATCCATCCGTTGGTTGACCGCCAGTTGCGGGAAAATTTATTGCCATTTGTTGAGTGCTCCGTCTCTTTATTTATTTTCTAATTCTTTGAAAAGATCATCTACACGAGCATTTAACTCTTGTATTGCATTGACCAAAGCAGGTATTAGTTGTTTCTTATCAAGACCCTGATAAGAATCAGGGTTTTCATTCCATAATCTATAAGATTCATATGTAGAATTGTCTAGACAATCCTTAACATTCTGAGCAATTAAACCTGTTTCTCTCTTACCTGCTTTAGGACCATTAAATTCCAGTTCTTTATAAGTGAAAGTTGCAACCTCTAAACTATTAATGAATTGCAATCCACCTGTAAATTTCGTAAAGTTTTCTTTAATCCTTACATCAGATCCTTGATCTTCATAGATATCACGAATCTTTCTATTGGCACTACCAATATCATATGTATTATCAACCAATGGTATTATATGAGCATCAATAACAATCTTATTAACTGGATCCAACACCAAACAATTATCATCAATACTTCCACCAAGGTTAATACCATCTTGGAAGTCAACCTTATTAGATCCAGATGCTATTTCATTAGTGATCTGTGATAAGGGTGGTGATACATCAACCCACTGAGTTGAATCAGTATCTTGATAATATATTTTTAGTCTTCCTTTATCCGACTCCCACCAAAGGTCACCAGCAGTTGCTGCTGGAGCAGTGTCTGCAATAGTTACACTAGCTCCACCTCCACCAGATACCGTTGTCCATATTGGAGCAACACCGTCACCTTGACTAGTTAATACTTCACCAGAATTACCTGCTGCTAAGATATCAGTATCACCATTTGATGCTTGATACAATAATCTGTTTGTAGCATTAATTCCTAAATCAGATACTGCAGTTAAATATCCTGCTGATGCATGGTCACCCCAACCGTGTGCAGTGTTCCAATTAGAAGAGTTATCTGTAACAATAGAATAAGATCCAGCTGAATCTCTCTTCAATAAACCATTTGATGTGAAGTCACCATCTACAACTACATCAGCATGACTAGTCTCTGATGTAAGATAACCAGCACTAGCATGATTACCCCATCCATGTGCTGCATCCCAGTTAGAAATATTAGAAGATAGAATTCCTGCTGCTGCAGATGCACCAAATACTGGATCAGTTTCTGAAGTTAAATAACCTGATAGATCAGGTGGTGTATATGTAAATACTCCAAGTGCATCGTTATAAGCAAGAGATCCACCACTACTTGCTGAAGCAGTTGATACTGAAAGATCAGATAATATAATACCTGTACCACCACTACCAACTAAGTCTGTAGTAGCAATCCAATTACTACCATCATACTTAAGAACTTGTCCATTTTGTGGTGTTCCTAATGAAGTATCATTTAGATTTGCTAAAGAAGCGGAAACTCCAGTACCAGTTATTGTTCCAGTTACATTAAGATCTCCTGTAATTTCTACTCCACTAGCATCAGTTTCAAATCTCTTGGTTCCAGCACCATACAATGAAACATAATCATTAGCATCTGATGTTAGCAATGAATTATTAGTACTACCCTGTTCTAAAAAGAATCCTGCATTAGTTCCATAACTTCCCAACCAGAATGGTACATTTGAATCGGAATCAAATGTCATATACACAGCATCTGAATCCTGTTTTAAATGTAGAATACTGCCTGGATTATCAGTTCCGATACCAATTTGATTACCATACTCAAAAAGTAGTGGAGAACTTACAAGACCAGTACCACCTGCATTAGTTCCTAGGAAAGCTTTAGCAGTATAAGAACTAGGAGTATCACTCAAGGAAAGAAAACTAGATGCAGTAGCACTAGTTAAGTATCCTGCCGAAGCATGATTACCCCAACCATATGCAGTATCCCAGTTTGCAGAGTTTAAACTTGATGATTGAGCATAAGAAGAAAGATCAGGTGGTGTATAAGTAAACTCTCCATTAGCAGAATTGTATGCTAGAGAAGAAGTAGAAGATGCAGCAGCAGTAACTATACTAGGAAGTGCAGGTACTACTGGTTTGTTTAAAATTACTGAAATACCTCCAGTCGCATTCCAATCAGCATTAACTTGTGCTGAAGGTATCGTTGGTTTGTTAGTTAAACTATTATAATTACCATCAAATACATCTGTCCATGTAATTGATGTACCAGTAGAACTTAAAAACTGACCAGAAGTTCCTGCAACACCAGCAGCCTGAATCGGTTTACCAGCAGGGATATTAAGACCCTCTTTTATTTCAATAGGAGAATCATCTCCGTAATTAGCAATCTGATTTGCAAGAATTTTTGACATACTTCTAGTCCTGAAGACACTTTTCTAAGCTAGAAATATTTATAACCATAAAAAAGACCCCTTCTCAGGGGTCTTAATATTATTATGAATCTTCCTGTATACTAAACGTGGTTGTATCTCCTGATTGTGTGTTGATATTAATGTTACCATTTTCCCAATCTGCAACTGGATCATAATCATATCCATTATAATCTGTAGGAAACTTTACTATTACATCATCAAGACGATCCATGTCTTTACCAGTTACGGTATACAATGATGGCTTGTCATGTGGATGTTGAAACAATCCAATTACATCTTGGATGTTTCCAAGAAGACTGAACATGTCAGTAAGATTTCTATCATTTTTTTCATTAAGAGAAGTAATAAGTGCTTGACGCACTGACTCTTCTGCTGATTCTAAATTACTTAGAATATTTTTACAAGTCATAACGTTTTAAAATTTACGATAAGCACCCACTTCAGGGTCGGGGTCTAACCACTTTGTGTATTCATTATCCTCAATAGCGAGGAGTAATTGATCTTCGTTATCACAGTAATAAAAATCACTGTAACGACTAGTCCAGTCATTATATTTTTGGATACGGCAATCAGGTTTACCGTTAATTTCCAATTGTCCACACTGGACATAACGATAAGGATATCTCTCTAGAATTACAGTAGGTTTGGTCATGATGCATCAATGTGACTGTTAATATCATACCACGCATCTGACCCAGTTGTGTCAGAGAGTTCCAGTTCTTCAGCTGGCACAGCAACAACTGCTCTACCATCTGGTTGCCTGATCAGGATTTTTTCTCCTTTTTCAATACGATCCATATAATTATTTGGATCCTTTTCAAATTCTTCTACTGTAAGTTCTATCATAGTACACAACAAATATTTTTATCTTGCATATAACGAAGAGATTCTTGACATCCACCTAACCTGATATCATCAAGAAGGATCTGTGGGAAAGTTGAACCTTCACCAAACTGTTCATAAAACTCTTCACGAGTGAAATCCTTATCTAACTCATATACTACATGATCTAGGTTCTCTAGTCTACATACTGATACAAATTTTTTACAAAATCTACATCCTTTACGAGAGTATATGTTAAATGTCATTTACCCATAGTTTTAAAGTCTTGATCAAATATATCTAGTCCTTCACGAGTAAGAACATGATCATACATTTTATCAAAAACATTAACTGGGAGAGTTGCTACCTTAGCACCAGCAACAAAACAACGAGAAACATGATGCACATCACGAAGACTAGCTGCTAGAATGTTAGTCTTTATAGTATGTGTGCAATAGAGACTACTAATACCACGAACTAATTCAACTCCACTGAATGAATTATCATTACAACGACCAACAAACGGTGAAATGTATGTTGCTCCTGCAATGCCTGTCATAACTGCTTGTGCTACAGAGAAGCAAAGAGTTACATTAGTTTTAACACCAGCATCAGAAAGATATTTACAAGCAATCAAACCTTCTTTAGTTAAAGGAAGTTTAATTGTAATTGCGTCACTGATATCACGATATTGTACTGCATCATCTAGCATTTGATCAGCAGTATCACCGTTAACTTCAGCAGATATACTTTCAAATTCTGGAAATTCACCAGCAATCCTTTTAATAAGATCTAGGTAGTCAACACCTTGTTTTCTAACTAGAGTTGGATTAGTTGTTACACCTGAAATTAATCCAGTACCATATCTTTGTTGAATAGCACTGAAATCAGCTGTATCTAAAAATATTTTCATATCATATGGTACTTAGTTCATTCAAAGGTTCCATTTTTAGGAACTGTTCATTCATATTATAGAACAATTTATAGTTTGTTGTCAACACGTAGTACCCTTTGATCTCGTTACCGTCACAATGATAACCATACCCTTTGAGAGGTTCATTGACACCATCAATTCTGAAGGTTTTAGTCTTACTACCTAAGTAGTCATGAAATTTCTCGTCTAGGTTGATCATCGTTCTTCGTAGTACAGTTTACGGACTTTGCGTTTGCGTCTATCCTCTTGATATTTTAGGTCAGCATCTGACAATAAATGCGATTTCTTAATACTTTCTTTAACATTGTTTAATACAACCAATGATAGATTATTTGCACTGATTTGTTCACCAGTAACAGTTGTTAGGTTAGAACACCCACAGCATCTAGTCTTGGTTGGATGAGATATTAACTCTACTCCACATGCTTTACAACAAACTACTAGTCCTTCCATAATTTATGTCGTCTACTTAAATACAAATTGAAATTAATTACTGATCTATAATGAGCATCTGTTTGAGATATTCCTCTATGCTTACCTTTTGGATTAGCATTAGGAAATAATAGTAAACGATTTTCTACGGAAGCAACCTTAGTACCATCTTCAAACTCAGTGTAACCATTATTGGTATTGATATAATATATCATTGTAGTTATTTCTGGATCAGGAACATACATTTGTTTCTCCTGATCAAAATAAGCTGAATCATAATGGTAATCAGACACAACATGATTTGGTCTACAAATTTGTAAGTTTGCTTTTATTCGGTTCATACCTAAAATAGTAAACTTATCAAGAATTGGAGTAACTAATCTCCATTGATCACTAACATGAATTCCACTACCACTAAGACCTTTGTAAAAGATATGAGTTAACTGAGTATTTTCAAAATCAATCTCTACATTTCCTTCAATGAGATCATATGTACTAGGAATTCTTCCTTTATTAGGACCACTATCATAGTTTGCAGTTTTAATTCCAAACACCCAAGGAAATCTTGTAGTAGTAAACGTATGTTGTAATGTTTTCCAGTCATTTTCAGAAAGGAAATTATCGTATATCTTCATGATTAAAATAGTCCTTACGATAGTAACGACCTAGTATATTACTGTTATAAAAAGCAGGTGTCCCGTCCTCTAAAGATTCAGTTAAAACTCCTCTCGTGAAGAGCTGTCTAGTCTCTTCATAATTGACTCTACCTGCGGTGGGATGTACTGAGAGGATCTCTCTTCTGAAATTTCCTTTGCCATCTCGTTTAATGTCTTGTTTAAGTTCTGGACAGCTTCCGTAGTACTTTTTCCAGTCACTTTCAGAGGTAACTCTTCGTTTCCCACCTCTAGGTTTACGTTTTTGGTAGAAGTATTTGCGTCCGATGTATTCTTTGCCTGATTGTATATTAGTAATCCTGTAGACAAAACCAAAGAACTCGCCAATGTCGTCAGTAGTAAAAGCTGCACCTTGGTAGTACCATGGATTTTCGTAATCTCCTTCAACCATTCCATAATCTTATATCAGTCAACTATATTTATGGTTCGCTGAATAGTATCTCATTCATGTAAGTATCAGCCCATTCCTTACCAAAAAAATTAACTAATATATTTCTAGTCTTATCATTTAACTTCTGTTCCTTACAGTAATCAACCTGACCATCATATCTTTCATCAGCACCATCCAAATCTTCATCTTCACTCCAAACTGATCCTACAAATATTTCTAGATACTGATCTACTAACTCATTAAACCTATTCATATCTTTTGCAGAGTCTAACCTAGTAAATTTACAGTATGGAGAGAACATTTCACCCCAATCAGGAAGTTTTCTTTTACCAGAAAAATTATAAAAATTACTTACCTCTGCAATGTCATCAAATATAGGTAAATCTAAACCATTTACTGGTGTTATATCAACAATAGCAGCAGTAATTAAATCCTTTGTTGGAGCAACAAGATCCACTCCAAAAATAGGTAAATTATAATTAGGATCTGGCCAGAATACTGAATGAAGTATCTCCAATTTACCAAGTTTTGCAGTCTCTAAATGTATCTTACGCAATCCACGACACTTAAACATTTCATTCTTAATGTATAAGTCTTCATCTTCAAAGCTACTGTGAACTGAAGCAAGTTCTGGTTTGATAGGTAGTGGTTCTATGCCTGGAAAATTTTCCCACGCAGAACGTATGAGTTTTGATAGTTCCTCTATTGCTGGATTAGGCATAACTAAAAAAGAATTCTTTGATCAATGTCTCAGATTTTTCTTTACCAAATCTACTAGCCAAATAACCTGAAATTGGGTCTAGTCGTATCATATACTTATCAAAATCATTATACTGATTAGTATCAGTACCTACTGGTTTATGTTCTTCTACTATTTCTTTATAAAATTCTAGATATTTTCTGAACATAGGTAAATGCTCGTCTACTTCACTAGGTAAACAATATCTAACGTAGATATTTTCAGAGAAATGATTTCCTGGTTCAAAAAATCTATAAGTTCCATCTGCTTTTGGTAATTTATCAGTTGAAAACAAATAATTTTCTACTGGGTGTTGAAAATCAAATACCAAAACTACTCTCTTCTCATTCATACCCATAAGATCCATACCAAAACAAGGAAGGTTACTTCCTGTCTTAGGATATATTATATTGTTATGAATATTACAAAATTTATTATCCCAAATCTCTACCTGTCTTGATTTAATAAAATATTCACCTGAATATAAATCTGCAGTCAAATTGACACCTTTATCATTAGTCCATTCAGCATGACGCTGAACATACTCTATGTCTGGAAAAATTTCAGCAACGACTGCTTTATAATTTACCCATAAGTCATGGTTTTTTGAGTTCATTGTGTATTACTTCAGGTAATCCCATAGTTTTATATTCAAGCTGTTCCTTTAAAAACTCAACTTGAGTTTTTAAAACTTCCTTTTCTATTTTTAATTCTGCGATCTCTTGTTCGTAGAGTATAATCATTTGTTCTAGTTTTTGATTTTTTAATTCAATGTCCCAGTCCATCAGTCATACCAAGGATCGGGTATTAAATTCCTTGGTCTTTCTGTTGTTGGAAAAACTCTTTTAGACTTGACTGGCAATTGGGAGGTTCTGGGTCTTTGATACCCTTCTTCTTTTTCCAATCGTTGTGCATAGCCATCATCAACCAACTCTGAGATAGACTCTTCGGTCCATTCATCAGCAATTCTGTGTTCAGTTTGCCGTGAACTTTCATACCTAGGTATTCTTCTCTCCACGAGTCGTCTCGTGGTTCTGGTTCTGTACCTGTTCCCATAACGTAACTCACTGAGTATTGAAGTTGAGGTTGAGAGTAATCCTCTGACCATTTTTTGGATAAGAGCTTGCATGTGATGTTCCTCCTTCAAATACAATCATCCTATTTTTCTTGGGTGACACACTATCTATAACTTCCAACTTTTCGTCAAAAAAATAAGTGTCTCCACTAGAATCATTTACGTAATATAATACAACTGTATGTCTATCACGTTGGTCAATGTGAGGACCATGATAAGAATCCCAAGAAGGGTCTGGTACATGCATACCAAATCGTGCTCTTGTTATATAGGACTCTTTTGAAATTTCACCAACCGTACCTAGCACTTGTATAATTGGTTCAAACCTAATGAAATTATGTTCATCAACAATTTGATTTCTATCGTGATAATTATATAATGGTTTAGCAAATGCAGGAAATTTTCTCTTTCCATCTTCAATATTTCCAGAGGAATCATCTACATATGACCATTGAAATTCAAATCTAGTTGTTATATCTTCAATAAAATCAGCAAGTGATTCTGGAAGAGCATTATCAATAATTTTCATAGTTTAAATCCAGCAAATGTATCTTTCTTAACGTCTTGTTTGATACTACCTATCATATAAGACTCTACTTCTGTCTCCTGTGGTGCTACTTGTAGTCCTCTAGAAGATAACCAGTGTGCAGTCCAAGGTAATGGATTGTTTGCTAGTGGTATATCAAAGATAGGTTTTAAACCCATAGATTTCAACCTACGATTAGCAGTCCACTCAACATAGTTCTGTAATAATTTATCATTCAAACCAATGATAGATCCATCCTTAAACAAATACTCTGCCCATTCCTTCTCTTCTTCTACACATTCTCTGAACATATTATAGACATTCTCCTCCTCTTCTTTAATGATGTCCATCATCTCTGGGTCATCACCCTCCTTCCACTTGTTTAATATATTATTGGTAACTGCCATGTGTTGTGACTCATCTCTAGCAATTAAAGATATGATCTTAGCAGAACCTTCAAGTAACTTAAGCTCACCAAAAGCAAAACTACAAGCGAAAGAGACATAAAATCTAATACCTTCCAAAATGTATACATTAGCAACTGCCCTATAGAGGTGTCTTTTTAAATCTTTTCTTGTCCATTCAGAATTAGGATGATCTCTCATGTCATCCCTCCAAGCATTACTCTGACCATACTCATTTGCTATGTTAATGAAGTCATCATATGATTTAGTCACTGACTCAGCACGTGCAAGTATCTTCTCATCATCTAGTATAGTATCAAAGACCTCTGATGGGTCAGGGTATACATTCTTGATCACATGTGTATAAGACCTACTATGAATCATCTCCATAGTCTGCCATATATTCATACAACCTTCAAGCTCAGGTAAAGAACAGTATGGAGCAAAAGCCATGCCAGGAGCACGACCTTGTACGGAGTCCAAGAGGATCTGATACTTGAGATTGCTAGTAAATATGTGTTTTTGTGCTGCATTTAACGTCTGATAGTCTGCTCTGTCTTTTTGTAAAGATACTTCTTCTGGTCTCCAGAAAAATCCTAACTGTGTTTGTGTTAACTTATCAAAGATAGGATACTTAAACTTATCATACCTTTGTACTCCCAGTGGAGGACCAAAGAACATCTGTCCTTTGGTGGTATCATTCTGGTTAGTATTAAAAACCGTCATGCCTTTAATAGTATTAGATTTTGCAGCTATCACAGTCTTCCTCCTCTGTTTCAAATATATCTTCTAATAAATCTTCTATAGATTGCTTCTTATCTTCTGTTAAAACTGGCTCATCATCAGTCTTAGTATCATATGTATTCTGATAATAAGAAGTTTTCCAACCATACTTGTATGTTGTTAGAAAATCCTGTGCCATAACACTAACAGGTACCTCGTTATCAGGATAATTCTCTGGATTATAACTCCAGTTACCACTGATTGCTTGGTCAAAGAACTTTTGCATAGCAGATACTATTTTTATGTACCCTTCATTGTCTTTCATGTCCCACAACAAAGTATAACTATTTTTTAAAGTTCCATACTGTGGAACAATTTGCTTAAGAGGTCCCTTCTTAGACTTCTTAGTTGACAAATATCCTCTAGGTGGTTCTATACCATTTGTGGCATTAGAAACCACTGAGGAGGATTCTGAAGGCATCTGAGCAGACAATGTGGAATGCCTTAATCCATGTTCTTTAATCTCTTCTCTAAGTGATACCCAATCATGATTTAATTCTGTTCCACAGAACTCATCAATATCACGCTTGTACGTGTCAATTGGGAGGATACCGTCTGAATACTTGGTGCGATGGAAATATTCACATGCTCCTTTTTCTTTTGCGATTGCGTTACTGGACTTGAGTAGATAGAACTGGAAAGATTCAGACAAGTCGTGTACGAGTTTCCATGCTTCTGGGTTTCCATAGGATTTTCCTTGTTTTGCTAGGTAATGTGCTAGTCCAATATAACCAATACCAAGAGAACGACGTGCCAAAGTAGAAATTTTAGCAGCTTCAACAGGATAATTCTGATAATCAATAAGTTCTTCTAGACCACGGACAGATAAGTCACAAAGATTTTCAAGTTCTTCTACCTTATTTATTTTACCTATATTAATAGCAGAAAGAATACACAAAGCAATCTCACCATCACCATCAATATGTTCTAATGGTGTAGTAGGTAGGGTAATCTCCTGACAGAGGTTACTCATACTCACTCTATCTTTAAAAGATGAATGAGAATTACAATGGTCAATATTCATTAGATAAAGACGACCAGTTTCTGCTCTCTCCTTAAGAAGATCAAGTATTAATTCTTGTGCACCTACAGTAGTCTTAGGGATTGATTCATCAGATTCGTAACGTGTATATAACTCATCAAATTCTGGAGTCCCAAAACTGTCATAAAGGTTAGGGACATCATGAGGAGAAAATAATGTAATTTCTGCGTCGTCTATAAATCTCTGATAAAATATCTCACTAGTTTGTATACTATAATCTAACTTTCTGACTCTGTTGTCTTCTGTTCCTTTGTTGTTTTTGAGGACGATGATGTCTTGGATTTCCTGATGCCAGATAGGAAAGTGGACAGTAGCTGATCCTCCTCTGATACCGTTTTGCGTACAGCATCTGACAGTTGACTC